TTTCTATCATTTGTTTATATCTCATTCTGTAATCGGCTGGCATATCGCCAAAACCAAAATTACCCGGTGTTTGTTTGTCCATAATTAAACCTCCAAAGGTGATGGTGAATTGTAACCACTAAATTGGTTAAGAATATCTTGCATATTACCTGCATCATTCTTACCTATTTTGGCCATGTTGTCAGCAGCTTGTTGTTGTTGTTCAGCTTGTGCCGCTGCCTGTTGTGCCGCTGCTCTTTCTTTACGAACCTTGGCAACTTGTGTGCCGGGAACTATTAACGATGGATCAACTCCTAACATATCTGCATAATTATCAGCCCATGAATCAGAATCAAATTTGTCTAATACATCAGGTTTCATCTGTGCTACTAATCCCATGCTATTAACATACCTATCTACACTGTTTGTACCAATTGCACGTTGTGCTTGCGCCAACATAGATACAAATTCTACGTTTAATTCCATACCCTGTAACTCTGGTGGGGCAGGTGGTACTAGATTATTTTCTATCATTCTGTTAAATGTAATATCAATTAAAGGATCTAACAGTTCGTTATGTAATCTTTCTAATACTGGCCCTAACATAAGCAGCTTTTCTTCATGTCGTTCCGCTACTTCTGTTGCAGTCATCCTTGTATCAGTAGCATTAGCCAACATAAGAAATAAATCAGCATAAAAACTACTATTTATACGGCCACGAACGTCCTGTATATCAGCTAATAAATGATTTAAGTTTAAATTTACGTTAAATGCTGTCTCAATTTTGCCTTGTTGTCCATCAACAAAGGTAACTCCACCCGGCAAACTATCTACATCTCTATTTTTCATGTAGCTAGGTACTTGTAATGGTGGTTTTGTTTGGTAATCAATGCCCTGTGCTTTGCGTAATTGCTCATGTTGTAACTGTTTTATGTCACCTAATGCTTCCATTCCCGGTGAATTGCCATAGATGTCACCACCTGCAACACCCCATCTTGGCACAACTGCTGGAAATTCTTTGTATCCACTTTCTCGTAACACTTGTTCTCCATCACCGCCTTGCTCAAAGTAACAAGATTTAAATGCCATGTTGGTATTATCTTTTTTACTAAAATCACGTTCCCTATCATCCCTTGGTTCTATCGCATGAATTATGGTTACATAGCTATCTAGGTTACCTCTGTCAAACAGATTCTTAACAGACGTTGAACATTTGTTGTACCCAAACTCTCTTACCAGTTCCCCTACTGTTTTTTCAAACTCTCTGTACAAAGTGTTTACTCTACCTTGATAATCAGTAGCAATTGCATATTCTCCTACAGTTACTGGGTAATGATGGATAGCAGTCTTAGGATCAGGCAATATAATTGACCC